GCATTGGCCTTTACTAGATCTTTTAAAGCTTGAGCATTAATAATATCATTAGCGCCTACAAGATCGCCGCTAACATTGTGACGCCATAAAATCCTTTTTGGCAATGCTTTTATAGACTGTATAAAACCGTCCCAGTCCGTTCCACGCTCACCGCTTGTCACTTTATTCCAGTGCATACTTGTATAGTATGAATCTGCATAACATCCGTTAGATTTAAGCGGGCAGCTATCAGGACACGTTCCACGATTACTAACGCTTGTAGGTATTGGTCCTGTTTTGGAATTGCTGGAAACTGCAGTTAGTGAATAATTCATTTTAATAGACCTTGCTAGAGTGGCTAGCGGTAAAGGCTGTCAATCGGGGATCGATTAACTCGATATCTATTATACATTAAGTTAAGCATAACACAACACTTTATTTTGATACCTGGTTATTTAATTTTGCCAGTGTATTAAATGATCCGCGCGTGAATAGTTGTAGGCTATCAGCTATCAGCTATCAGCTATCAGCTATCAGCTATCAGCTATCAGCTATCAGCTATCAGCTATCAGCTATCAGCTATCAGCTATCAGCTATCAGCTACATATATAAAGAGTAAATTAATAGAACGTTATGTTATAAGATCCAGGTATCATTTAGAATAACTCCTTATATATCAATGAGTTATATACGCTTGTGGCTGTACGATAATGGTGTTAGTGATAGTAATGTATGGGTTAGTCTGTTATCGTTGCGTAGTGAGCTTATATAAGTTATTGATTTGTATAATGTTTTTAGGATTCTAGGTTTTTTGCGTTATGTAGTCAGGTATATAGCGACCCCCCTACACCCCGAAATGTCAGGAACGCGGGCGCTCTTATTACATACTATTTTACTCGTTAAGCGTAAGGTTTTCCAAACAGAGCGTAACGATATGTAACAAAACTATCCACAACCATACTCGCTAGGCCTATCACCAATACCCCCCCGTCACTAAAATAAACGCCCCTTCAAAAAAATTTTTTGCAAAAAATTACAAAGGGTGCTATAACTGTTGCACTATCTACAGCCCTGTAGCGAGACATGAGAAAAATAATAGATATAACCCCTAATAAGATTGTGGATTTTGAAACAGCAGGTGACGATTTTAGTTTCCTATCTGATGATGGTTCAAATCTTCCGCTACGAAAACCACCTCAGCAACGTCTCGAAGCACTGCTAAACGATTACGATTATCAGTTACCTAACTCCACCAACAAAATGCGGCAGTACGTCTTAAACAAACTGTTCGAAACGGCTGAAGAGGGTGAACCCAACTTATCTTTAAAAGCACTAGAGATTCTAGGCCGTGTTACCGAGATCGGATTGTTCACTACACGCATCGAAGTTTCTGTTGCCGACAAGCCGACGGCTGATCTAGAGAATGACCTCAGCGTCCTTTTAAAGAACTACGCTAAAAAAGATACCGACCCCGTGCAAGAGATCACTGACGAAGAGTTGCGCGGTTATTCTGAAGAGATAAGTGAAGGTGTGTTCTCAGAAGAGTATGTTGAGGGAGACGAGGAGTGAGTATTCCACTAGGCGATCTGACAATCGATGAGGATCTGCTCAAACAAGCACTCTCAACTGCACCGTTGAGCGAACGTGCAAGACTGATCGCACTCATCGAAGAACTCAAACGCAGACAGAACCGCGAGTTCGCGCAACAGAACTTCTTAGCGTTCGTGCAACAAGTGTGGCCTTCTTTCATCTATGGTCGGCATCACGCTCGCATGGCTCAAGAGTTCGAAAAGGTAGTGTCTGGAGAGAACAAGCGACTCATTATCAATCTTGGACCGAGACATGCTGTTCAAATAGATGAACCAATACCCACCCCAACCGGTTGGAAAACCATGCAAACATTGCAGGTTGGTGATGATGTGTTTGGACAAGACGGTAAACCTACAAAAGTTATCGGTAAGTCTGAGGTGTTCCACAACCAACAACTGTATCGTGTAACCACAGATGATGGACACAGTTTAGATGTGGACGGTGAACATTTGTGGACTGTCCGTATGAAACGCGGAACAGGTGTGTTTAGAGATTATACGACTGAGCAACTTTGGTTGCGCCAACAAGGTATTCGAGTTAAAGCTAGTCGAGGCGGTGGTGTACACATTCTGCATGGTAAAATAACAGGCGATGTGCGATTACCTATGCTTCCTCAAATGGAAGGTTCAATTTATCCTGAGAAACAATTGCTGATAGATCCATATGTGTTAGGATTGTGGTTAGGTGATGGCGCATCAGCGCAAAGTCATATCACAAGTCACGATGATGACGCTGTGTTTGTAAGAAAACAATTTGAAGATCGTGGTTATGTAACGACAGATCAAAAGACAAAATATTTGTTCGGCATTCTAGGGTTAAAAGTAGCGTTACGTGAATTGGGAGTTTTAAACAACAAACATATCCCTGAAGATTATTTAACAGCATCTTTAGAACAGAGACGAGATTTGCTAAAAGGGTTGATGGACTCGGATGGTAATGTGTCTAAAAAAGGACAATGTTTCTTTGCACAAAAAAGTTTAGGGTTTATTACTCAGGTAAGAGAGCTTCTTTGTAGTTTGGGAATTAAAAACTCAATGTCTAGTACAGAAGCAAAGATTGGTGATGTGAGTTATGGTACTCATCATCGACTTTCTTTTTATGCAACCAATATTTGTAACCTACCAAGAAAAGAAGATCGAACTTTAAAAACAGAAAGAACTTTTGGAAGATATATAAAAGTTGAAAAGCTAAACGCTACAGGTGATACACAATGTATCAAAGTAGAAAACGAAGATGGTTTGTTTTTAGCAGGTAAAGGATACCTCTGTACTCACAACACAAAATCGGAGTTCGGATCTTACCTACTACCAGCATGGTATTTGGGTAAGAATCCTGACAAAAAGATCATCCAATGTTCGCACACTGCTGAACTGGCGGTAGGTTTTGGTCGTAAGGTAAGAAACTTGGTCGGCTCTGCCGCGTATCAAGAGATCTTCCCTGGTGTTGAACTACAACAAGACTCTAAAGCTGCCGGAAGATGGAACACCAGCGCAGGAGGATCGTACTTTGCGATCGGAGTATCAGGTGCGGTAACGGGAATTGGAGGTGATATCATCATCATCGACGACCCGCACTCAGAACAAGAGGCCGCCATAGCCGCGTCTAACCCTGAGATCTACGATAAGGTCTATGAGTGGTACACATCCGGTCCTAGGCAGCGTCTACAGCCCGGTGGGTCTGTGATCGTTATTCAAACTCGCTGGTCCAAAAGAGACCTGACAGGGCAGGTAAAACAAAAAGAGTTGGAGGGTGGTGGGGATAAGTGGAAAGTGGTCGAACTGCCCGCGATATTGCCTAGTGGCAAACCTCTGTGGCCTGAGTTCTGGTCTATAGAAGAATTAGAAGCCACTAGAAATGCGATTGACGTCTCTAAATGGCAAGCGCAGTACCAACAGAACCCAACATCTGAAGAAGGTGCGATCGTAAAGCGAGATTGGTGGCAAAGATGGGAACAAGATACACCTCCACCTACCAGTTTTATCCTACAAGCGTGGGATACCGCGTTTGAAAAACATAATCGAGCGGATTATAGTGCGTGTACGACGTGGGGAATCTTCAATCTTCCCGATGAGAAAGGAATTGATCGAGCAAATATAATTTTACTAGACGCTAAACGCGATCGACTAGAGTTTCCGCAGTTAAAAGAAAAAGTATTGGGTGAGTATCGTTATTGGGAACCTGATTCGTTGATTATCGAAAAGAAAGCGTCAGGCGCACCGTTGATTTACGAACTTCGCCACATGGGAATCGTCGTATCCGACTTTACACCCACCCGTGGTAACGATAAGATCTCCCGATTGAATGCTATATCTGACATCTTTTCTTCCGGTCGAGTTTGGGCTCCAAATACACGCTGGGCAGATGAGGTTATTGACGAAGTTGCCGCCTTCCCCGCAGGTCAACACGATGATTATGTCGATTGTGTCAGCATGTCCCTCGCCTTATTTAGGAAAGGTGGTTATATTAGCACCAAATTAGACCGAGAAGATGAAGAATACGAGTACCGACGCAAAACAAGTAACTCTTATTATTAAAGGTAACGATTATGGCTGAAGATCCGTTTGATTTTATTAAAATAATGACACTGTTGTTTTTAGCGTCTCTCGTAGCAATGAGTATGCCAGATGTGGAAGCGTCCACCTGTAGAAACCCCGCTGTTAAACGACAATTTGATAGAGCACAAGGATACCCACATGGTCGTAAAGGTTATATTGTTGATCATAAATGTAGCTTATTTTGTGGGGGTCGAGATTCCACTTCTAATATGCAGTATCAAACAACAGTTGAATCTAAAAAGAAAGATTTGTGGGAGAATACTCCACTAGGATGCAAGAAAACCTGCACTCCACAAAACTCTACCCCTACCCGACAAGTATTTAACTGTAAATAAGGAACACGAATGATTGAAAAAAGTATGAACCCTGCTCCACAGGGGATTAGTCAAGTTGATCCTAATGCGGAACCGTTAGAGATTGAGATTGTCGATCCTAAAGAAATAACGCTACGACACGGTGATGAAGAGATCACGATCGAGCCTCTGGATATCGGGTTTACCGATAACTTGGCAGAAGATGTTCCTGACAATGTGTTAGCCTCTCTAGCATCAGATCTGATCGCTGATTTTGAAAATGATGTAGGTTCAAGAAAAGATTGGATCAACACGTACACGGATGGGTTAGAGCTTTTAGGTTTACGCTTAACGGAACGATCCGAACCGTGGGAGGGAGCATGCTCTATTCAACATCCGTTATTAACAGAAGCGATTGTTAAGTTTCAAGCAGAGACAATCACCGCGACGTTCCCTGCAAGCGGCCCTGTTAAAACACAGATTATCGGTAAGGAAACCGAAGATAAAAAAGAAGCCGCAATGCGTGTACAGACTGATATGAACTATCAGCTTACCGATGTGATGACTGAGTATCGCCCAGAGCATGAGCGTATGTTATGGGGCTTAGGATTGGCGGGTAACGCCTTTAAGAAGGTTTATTATGACCCTTACTTAGGTCGTCAGGTATCGATGTACGTCCCTGCTGAAGATATGATTGTACCCTACGGTGCTTCTGATCTTGAAACAGCGGAACGTGTAACGCATGTGATGCGCAAAACTGAGAACGAAGTTAAACGATTACAGTATGAAGGGTTCTACCGAGATGTGGAACTGGGCGATCCATCTAACACAATGGATGAGGTGGAGAAAAAGATCGCTGAACAGTTAGGGTTTAGAGCGACTACGGATGATCGTTACAAGTTGCTTGAGATGCACGTTGATTTAGATCTTGAAGGTTACGAGCACGAAGATCCTGAAACGGGTGAACCGACAGGTATAGCACTTCCGTATATCGTCACCATGGAGAAAGGCACAAGCACTATCCTATCTATCCGTAGAAACTGGGATCCTAAAGATGAAGCATCTAAAAAACGTAATCACTTCGTACATTATGGCTATGTTCCAGGTTTTGGCTTTTATTGTCTTGGGCTTGTTCATCTCATCGGTGCTTTTGCCAAGTCTTCTACTTCAATCCTTCGTCAGTTGGTTGATGCAGGTACCCTCAGCAATCTACCGGGCGGTTTCAAAACCAGAGGACTCCGTGTAAAGGGTGACGATACACCGATATCCCCAGGTGAATGGCGAGATGTAGACGTACCGTCCGGTACGATGCGCGACAACTTCATGCCGCTACCTTACAAAGAACCCAGCCAAACACTACTGGTGTTGCTACAAGCGATCGTAGAAGAAGGTAAAGCATTTGCCGGAGCAGCAGATTTAGCTGTGTCCGACATGTCTGCAAACTCACCTGTTGGAACAACCCTTGCGGTACTAGAACGTACACTGAAAGTAATGAGCGCGGTACAAGCGCGTATTCACTACTCGATGAAACAAGAGTTTATTTTATTACGCGATATTATTAGGGATTACTGTCCAGATGAATACGATTACGATCCAACCGAAGGTAGTAGACACGCTAAGAAAACTGATTATGATTTGGTGTACGTACTTCCTGTATCAGATCCCAACGCGTCAACAATGGCACAGAGAGTTGTACAGTATCAAGCGGCCTTACAATTAGCGCAACAAGCGCCACAGTTATACAATATGCCTGTATTGCACAGGCAGATGCTCGAAGTATTAGGTATTCCTAATTACCAAAAGTTAGTGCCAATGGATGATGATATGAAACCGCGTGATCCGATCACAGAGAATCAGAACATCCTAAAGAACAAACCGGTAAAAGCGTTCCTTTATCAGGATCATCAAGCGCATATCGCGGTTCACATGGCCGCCATGCAAGATCCTAAAGTACAGATGGTGTTGCAACAAGCGTTCGGACAAAACCCACAAGCACTACAAGCGCTACAAGCGTCTATGTCTGCGCACATCTCAGAACACTTAGGTTACGAGTATCGCAAGCAACTTGAACAAGCGATGGGTGCCAACTTACCGTCTTACGGTGAGGACGATACAGACAATCAAGTGACTATCCCTGAAGCGATGGAAGTGCAGATCTCTCAACTCGCGGCACAAGCCTCACAGCAATTATTACAACAGAACCAACAGCAACAGCAAGATCAAGCGAACCAGCAGAAGCAACAAGATCCTCTTATCCAAATGCAACAAGGTGAGTTACAGATCAAGCAAGGTGACTTACAACGCAAGATGGCTAAAGATCAAGCGGACATTCAACTTGAGATGGCTAAACTTGAACTTGAGCGTGAGAAGTTGGGCGCTACACAAGAGCTTGCTGGTGCAAACATCGGTCTGAAGATGAAGACTGACCAAGCCCGTATTGATGCGGATAAGGAGAAGCTCGCCACCAAGATGGGTGTCGATGTCGCCATGAAAACGCAAGATCGTCAGCATCAAAAGGAGCAAGCGTTTAACCAACGATTGCAACAAACTGAAAAGAAAGAACCTAAAGAATGATAACGACTTTGGTTGCAGAGGTGGTATTGCTACCTCTTAAAGCGATAGGTTTAACTTTTGTGTTCCTGTACTTGTTCTATTGTATGGGTGTTAGGATTTGTAAGGATGTGGAACGATGGACAAAATAGAAGATAATATTGAAATGATTGTTTTATATCATAACAATTATGACGGGCACTCTGTCATAGGTTATAAATATCCGTATAATTTTTTAGAATTAGAATACAAACTAAATCTTTTAAATTTTGCTAAAGAACATATTGAATCTGAAATAGCTAGGATAACTGAGTGATGGACAAAATAGCAGAAATATTAATAAAACAGATCGATGAGAAGATTGTGCTTTTACAGAACTCTATATGCGATGGTCGAGCAAAAGACTACGCGGAGTACAAGTATGGCGTCGGTGAAGTAAGAGGTTTACTAACCGCACGTCAATACATAACGATTTTAAACAACAAAATGGAATCATACGATGAGTAAAATATTGTTAGCAACTAATCCTAAAAATCCGCAAATTGTGGGTTCTGTGGATATGGAAGCTTCAAACGAAGAAAAGGCTACACAGCTTCCTATTCCTTCTGGTTATCGAATACTATGTGCTTTGCCTCAATTGGAGAAAGAGTATGAGAGCGGGTTACTCAAAGCCAACGAAACACTACACCATGAAAATCTTCTGGCTACTGTGCTGTTTGTTGTGGCTATGGGCGCTGATTGTTATGGAGACAAGACTCGTTTCCCCAGCGGCCCTTGGTGCAAAGTTGGAGACTTTATTGTGGTTAGACCTAACGCGGGCACACGACTAAAGATTCATGGTACCGAAATGCGTTTGATTAACGATGATAGCGTTGAGGGTGTCGTACTTGATCCTCGCGGTGTAACCAGAGCTTAATGGAGAAATAACATGGTTTATATAGATGAAGAATACACGTTCCCAGACGAAGCGCCTGAAGTTGAATCAACGGACGAAGGGTATGAGATTGAAATAGAAGACGACACACCACCTGCGGACAAAGGTAAAACCCCTTTACCGAAAGCGATTGTTGAAGAGTTAGAAGAAGCGGATGACTCTGACGAGTACACCGGTAAGGTGCAAACCAAGTTCAAGCAGTATAAGAAAGCGTGGCATGACGAAAGACGTGCTAAGGAAGAAGCGTTCAGAGAACAGGAAGAAGCGCTTAATATAGCGCAACGAACCTTAGATGAAAACAAACGCTTAAAAGCTTTGTTAGAGTCTGGCGAAAAGGAACTGATTAGTACGTACCAGTCTTCTGCTGAGATGGAAGTTGAGCAAGCAAAACGAAATTATAAAGAAGCTTATGATTTCGGCAATACGGATGCGATTATCGAAGCGCAAGCTGAGTTAATGAAGGCAACAAATAAACTTGACAAAGCTAAGAATTTCAGGCCTACTGTTCAGAACGTCGACGATAACGTACAAGTTCTACCAAAAAAGCAGCCTCAAGCTGCACAGATGGACCCGAAGGTAGCGGAATGGGTGGCAGAAAATCCGTGGTATGTAGACCCAACTAAAAAATCTATGTCAAGATTCGCTGTAGGCATACACGAAGACTTACTAGAAACGTATGGGGAGAAGTTCGTTGGTACTGACGAATACTTTAAACGCATCAACCAGGAAGTTTCTCGCAGATTCCCAGAAGAATTTGAAACCTCAAACGATGAGCCAAAGACTCAACGTACATCTAAATTAAACACGGTCGTGGCCTCTGCGAAACGTAGCACATCTGCAAAAAAGATTACGCTTACGACTACGCAAGTCGCCCTAGCAAAGAAGTTCGGTTTAAC